CTTCCATGTTTATACAGAAGCACAGCAACCAGCTCTATAGTAATATTACGAGAGCCATAAGAATGACCAAATATTGAAAGCACTGGATGTGACTAGACCTCTAGTGGAAAGTGATCGTTAAGCTAGGGTCGTGAATAATGGTTGGGAGGTCGACACACAGGCATATGAGTTTAATAGTCGTAGTGTGAACAATACTTTTGTTGCACTATTCGATAGATTCTTAAATTCTACCCTACAACCAGACCAATAGTAGGTAATCAAATTAGGACAGATCGCAGATCAAGTGTGCTCCTATATTGAGAAATATGATCCGACATATGTGTAATAGATCATCGAGGATTTTAATCCACTCACTTGGTTAGCAAGTAGAGAATATGGTGAAGGTAAGAAAGCGGAGTACTTCACATAAATGTAGAGAGAGTTTGAGAATAGCAAGATCAAGAAAGGCTGCTACAAGACTATGGTAAAGACTGGGGAAGTCTATTATACCACTCACGACTAGGATATTAGCAAAGCAGAGAAGCCTAGGCCTAGGAACATCATGATTGGTGGACGCAACAATCATGGATTTACAACATACGTTTAGGATATGATGCATAAGATCATGAAGCATGCACTACCAGGGTATATCTAAGCTTGTTAAAGAATAACAAGCAGAAATTGTTGATGCAAACACAAACGACAGATAGTAAGCATATTCGATCGACGGATCAGCATTTGAGAGTACACAACATTATGACATCATGACAAAAGTAGACAATAGATTCTACTTGATGTTTTACAATATGTTGACCAAATACTTACACAACAATTAGTTCTTTCAAAGCAATGTTAGAGACATACAATCTCTACTCGATTCTTGGTATGATGTGGTTTGCTCACATGACAACTTACTCTGCGTGCAGCTCCCAGGTATCAATAATCATACTTTTACTCCAAGCTAGCTTGCTTTGTTCAAAGATAATTTTCCTGGCGTTACTAATCATAGCAGCTATATGCAACTCAGCATAAAGGGTTGCACATTCTCAGGAGATCCATATACTAGTTTTAGAAATACCACAGCAAGTCTCATATATGCTTATAGTGAAGCGATAGAGAGTGGTATAATGACACCATGGATTCCAAATACAAATTTCTTCTGTATGGCCACAGGTGATGATCGTGTGTCATGGAGTGTTGAAGACTTAACAGGTGCCATTAGGATGCTCAACAGTGACGTTAAGAGTGGAAGAAAAGGTAATGGTCAGTGTGTAGTCGATATTAGTATATCAAATCATCGAGACTTTGATTTTTGCTCGAAATGGTGCTTTAATGGTAGCATGTACAGAGATTACAGTAAGCTTATAAACACCAAATAGTTCTACACAGGTTCTAATGAAATTATCTTTAGAGACCCAGGTTTGCATTGCAGAGCAATATATGATGGCGTTGTCAGTGAGCACGCCAGTCACTTATTGGAGGATTTGCTCTTGATAAGATGCTAAATGAACCCAATTTTGAACTAGGGTGTTAAGATTAATGAATTAGAGATGTATAAAAAATACTAAGTGATCAGTGCAGACACGTCTTATAAACATGAGTAGTTAATTAACTAAAGAGTCGGGGTCACTACAGGCTCACTCTTTGATTTGATCCTTCACAACACGATACATGTGAATGGAACACTAGACGGGCTACAAGACCCGGCAGGCTTTGATTAAATAATAAGATTTAATAAATCAAAGCAATATGTATGTCGCTAAAAGAAATACTTAAAAGTAAAAAGGCAAACCCCAAACTAAAAGAGTATCTGCAGCTCCTCAGATAAGAAGCAAAA